ATGCCAACGGGAGTGCGTAAAACTTGATCTTCTAAATCGCTTGATCCCGACATATCACGGATCATCTGACTTTCTACACGAGAAGCGGACAACGCCTCACGGATCATCTTAAGCAATTCCTCTTGAGTCATTTAGACCACCCACTTAGTATTAACAATGATAGGCTTACCCCATCCTGAGCCTCGCTCGTCCATACCTACCGCTAAGTAGCGGAAAGCATCTGAACCGTGGCTCGACCAATCGTGCAAAGGCTTGTCGAAAAACACTTGTCTCTTTTCGTCAAACTCTCGCCTATAGTTACGCAAACAATCCAATCCTTGCTTAACCTGTGGCACATTGAAATAACACCTCGGCAGCAGCCTTCTAACGGCTTGTATGCCATCATCTACGCCTAGCCTACCCACTACCGTACAGTCTAGCCCAGCGTCTTGTAGAACCTCTAAACGGCTCTTACCTGTGCCTAGCTCTCTGACCTGTACATCGTGCGGCAATAGCTGAGGCGCTTTGTGCCATCCTCGGTTAGTCAACTCCCGAACGTACCAATCTAAACCTTGCCCATGATTCTCTATGTAATCCATGAGCCTTACTTCGTTATTAGCCAACTGAGCGACCCAGATAGATGTACTGTCACCCATGCCCAAGTCCCACGCAACAAATGTCTTGCAAAGGTCATCACGCTCTATCTTGTGGTATCTACCGTCAGCCTCTAAACCGTTGAGTATCTGCCCGTAATATGAACCCTCCACGCTTGCGGAGAATGAGCACTCAAACTCTTGGTTGTACTTATCCTCGCCCATCTCACGCTTGGCGGCTTCTAGCTCAGACTCAAGTACAAGTTTGGTCTCGCTTGCCTTAAACTCAAGCATCTTCCAGTTAGGCTCTACCTCTGCCCTATCCCGTAAGTCCTTAAAGTGGTTTTGCCCTTTAGGTGTGCCGATAAACATTGCCCAGCTTTGGGGAGCACGATCCGTTAATGCGGGTCGTACAATCTCATTCCATATCTTAGGGTTTTGGTCTGCAATCTCATCTAAGATCACGCCATCAAAATACTGTCCCCGCAAGCTATCTGGGTTATCAGACCCGTATAACTGTATGCGCCTATCCCAAAAGTCTACACGCATCTCGGCGATATTAACTTCTGCGCCTAGCGGTCTTGTGTAATGAAGCAGGTAATCCCACGCCACCCGTTTAGCCTGGCTGTATGTAGGTGCAATATATGCAAACCTTGGGCGCTCTCTCTTGCACTCAACAGCAGACTTGATAAGCTGGTTGATAGCCGCAAGAGTCTTGCCCATACGCCTGTGAGCAACCACCACCACAAAGCGGTTAGACTCCATCGCCTTGTGTATCTCTAACTGTGGCTCTCTGGGCATGTACGGAATAATTATTTCTCGTTCTGCCACCGGATTACCGCCTGTATTGGTCCACCATCTTCTCCGCTAACCTGTAGCGGTAGGAGCTTAGGATAAATGGTTGCCCAAAATGCACGCTCGTTTGTCGGGTCTTCCTGCGCCCATGCTACAAGTCTTTCAGCGCCACCTAGCTTATCAGCGGCCATAGCAATTGCCTCCTTAGCAGAGGTTGTCGTGCGGTTTAACGCACCCTTTGGTCTGCCTTTGCCCATATTGGGAGGCATACGCTTTTCTGTAACACTACCTATTTTACTGTCCATACGATTCCTAATGGGTCATCGTGTTAGGGTTTCCCCTAGTATAAATAAAGCTGTTTAAATGCTACTTTGTATCAAACAGGAGAACTAAATGAAGATAACCATAACTATCGAAAACAATGTACCTAACGTAGTATTTGATGATGAGCTACTAAGTATTACTCATGATGAGTTTTTTGCTGTGCTACATGATGCCATCATTACCTTGCAATCTATTGCATTAAATCAGTATCCTGATCCTACATAATTTTATTGGTTTTTAGATATTTTAATAAACTCTCTAACACTTGCTCGTCAATAATTTCTGATACACCTTCGTTACGCTTTTCAAGCGCTCCGAGCACGTTTGTGCGTAAATCCCCACGTTTGTTAGCAAACTCTGTGGAAATCTCACCGAACCGTTTAGGCATTAACACCTCTGCCGGAACGCTTTGTCCTAATGTCCCTCTATACAGTCCGCTAAAGTTTGTGTTGTAAGTTGGGTTATTAGACTTACTTAACACCATACCGCCTGGCGTGCCTTCGATTACTGCGTTTCCAACATAACCTTTAGGTACACCTGCTAGTGCTGGGTCTATAACAGCGTTTATTAAATCTTCAGCATTAAATCCAAATGTAGATTGATTGCCTTTTAAATACATTCTATTAGCAAAAACTTTTCTTAGTTCTCCGGCTGTAGTGTCTAAACCTTCTCCGGTCATAAGCTGCAATCTACCAGCTTCCGTCTCTACACCCTTAAAATTCTTAAATGGGTAAGTTATTGCCGTACCATCTTTAGTCTTTTTCGGTATTGGATAATTTTGTATGCTTTGGTTTAATTCTTTTAGAGAAGTTTTGTTAGCACCCGCTTTATCAATAATTCCTAACAACACATTAGTTGGCTGAACTGAGAAGTTTTCTGCAAACTCACCCATAGTAATGGGCAAGTGTATGATTTTTCCAGTACCACCAGCGGCTAAGTTTTCTTTTATTGCTATGTCTTCACGGGTTTTAATGCGCTTTGCAATATCTTCACCAGACGCTCCGGCTACCGGAATAGGCTCGGCTTGATGTGCAATATCTCTAGCGTAATCAAAACCACCATGTGTTGTTGTCTTTACTGGCAAGTCAATGTCTGAAACAGACTTAATCAACATATTGCGACTAGAGCTATCCCATGGCATTACCATGGCACTAGCGCCTAAATAATCTTCGTAATTAACGGGTGTCTTGTCTAGCAAACCACCTGTATATTCTGTTTCGTATCGTGTACCAACAACAGGATTAGGGTTTTTAGGCGTTGATTCCAAGTAATTGTTTACTCGTTTTACGCCTTTTGTACCAAGCAAAGCACCTGCACCCAACAAACCGCCTTTGACAGCACCAGCAGGGTTTAAAACACCCGACAGTAGCTCTGTAGTCTCATTTAGCAAACCTTCCTGTTTGGGCGGCAGATAGCCCTTAGCGGTCATGTAATCCGTACTACCTACCGCTTGCTCAGGCTTGATTAAACCCGACAGCGTAAACGGTAGTGCGGCTAGGTCTACAAATCCGGTAGCAAGTTGGGGGACACCACGAGCAACCGAAATACCTAGACTTTTTAGGTACTCTAGGGTGTCCTTATCCATTTTTCACCTACGAAATGTATACCTTTACACAAGTGCCTACGGCTTGTAAGCTTTCTAGTAACTCTAATATCTTTAGCAATTGAACCTGACATTCAGACTCGGAATACTGTACTAAGCCCTGTATAAAGCTGCATCCTGTTGCAAAGCACACAAAGACGATGGGGATGATTATCACCACTTAACCTTGTTAGCCCAGAACGCTGCGGACATTTTGCCCTTAGCTATGTTTTCAGCGTGCCGAGCTTTGAACGCTTCGTTTCGCTTACTGCCGTCAGGACTGCCTGTAGCGCCTTGTTGACCAAAGCGGATAAGTTTTGTGTCCTCGCCTGATTTGGCAAGTACAGCATGGGACTTAGTAGGATGGCTAGGTGTGCGCTTAGGCTGATTAAAGCCTGAGAATGTTTCCTTGCCACGCTTAATCATTTTTTCTTAGCCATAGATGACATAGGTTTTTTGTGCATCAAGGGCTTACTAGACGCTGTGTGGGTTGCGCCGGACATTAAGCCGCCCTTTGCATCCTTGTGCGTAGCACCCTTGTGCTCTTTACCGTCTTTAAAATAATGTTTTACGCCAGCAGCCATTATTTCCCCTTTTTAGCCGTTTTAGCGGCTGTCTTAAAGTCTTTAGCACTAGGTGCTGCCTTAGTACCAACTTTATTCATCTTCTCGCCTGATCCGGCTGCAATGCGCTTTTGCTTGGCATTGATGTTTGCGTAGAGTCCGTTTTTCATTAGTACATCCCCGTCTCTTCTTTCTTTAGCTGCTTCTTGTAGCCGTACTTGCCGGACTTCTTGTCCTCAGCCATGTACTCTTTAGCTACCTTTGCAGGGATACCTACTTTCTTAGCGAACTTAGGTGAGTTGGCTGCGGCACGCATAAACTGCGCTTGGGCTTTCGATACGCTTGGCATTATTCCTTTTCCTCTATCGCTTCAGCCATGTACAGGCTGTCGTAAATCTTGCGGGTTGATCCCCAAAACTGTTTAGCAAAGATGTGTCCCTCTCCCTTGTATTCCTGACCCGTAAAGTGTCTGGGGATAAAGTAGTGGGATGGGTAGATGGTTAGCCCGTATTGGAAACGCTGCCAAATGTCCGTAAGCCTTTGCGGTCCGACTGTCTGCCAAGCAGGTCTGTCTGTGACTGTTTGCTCGGCGTGGATGTCTTCGATAATTTGTCCAATGAAAGGACTGCTCTTTTGCGCTGCAAGGTAGCCAGCCGCCAATAGTCCAGGGCGTGCATGTTCATTCTCCCAACAAGTGAACTCGTTAGCTTGCAACATCCAATCCGGTATGGGCTTGACGCAGATACTATCCGCATCCACCGCAAACCCGCCATGCTCGTACAGTATCTCGTACCGCATGAGGTCAGCTACACCGTTTAGCTCTACCTTCCACATATCCTGTAGGTGCTTGGCATTACGCCACGAGGTTTTTACTAAATCCTCGTTGCCCCAAACTTTAATATCCCAATCAGGATTGTGATTGCGCCAAGTATCAATACAATTATCAGGTCGTTTAGATTCATCGCCTACCCAAACTATATGTAGTTTCTTAGGTATCACCATACACCTTGTCGTTTCATGTCCCGAATTTCCTCCGACTTAGCCCTTGCGTTAACTGTGGCAAGTGAGCCAGGCGGACGGCTGTAGAAATATCGAGGTGTCATATCAAACTTGACGGATGCACCAGCCTTGCGTAAATCTAACCAAAGCGCCCAATCTTCCCATCCGACATTACGGTATGGGTGCTTGAGCAACAATTCTCGTTTTACAGCGGAAGACACAATAAGCGGGTTTTGAGCGTTTATTTCCAAAGCCCTATCCCAAGTATAGGAATCGGGATTCATGCGCCCACCGCCCTCTATATCAAGCGCAAAGCCTATTATGTCGTGGACACCATCCACACCATCGAAATAGTGTGTGTAAGGTACATCGTCTATATCAGAACACGATACATAATCGCCCGTAGCCACTTGGATACCTGCGTTCCTAGCTAGACCTGCGTGCTTGGTCGTATTGATAACGACCCTATGCTCTGTGTCTAACGGCTTGTCAGACACAATAATAATCTCAGGCTTACCGGAGATTGCGGTAGCGGCTTGTAGCCATTGCTTACCGTATGTCTCCCAATAATTGCCCCAGCAAACGGTTACGATTGTGTGCATAAAAAAAGCCCCACGTTAGTGAGGCAAAGAACCAAGGAGATTGAGGTAAGTTTTCAGAAAACACTACCCCGCCCAAATGATACTATTTTTTGCTTTTAGGCGCAAGTTGTTTACATTCTTGTTGTTTTTCAGCAAATACGGACTTGTACAAGTTACCGCCTATAAGTGATGGCTTCCTGAGAATCTCCATTGCACCCTGCCGGATAGGTAGCTGGTCGATAGTAAATCCTTTGTATTCCATTGTTGTCTCCAGAATTAGGTGTGGGTTTCCATAAAGCAGGATCAATTTATAGATTGGGTGAAGAGTGCGAGCGCCCGGC